ATGTAAGTTGTGCACCAGTGTGCTCTCACAACAATGGGGGTACACGCTATGAGCGTGCAGCCATTGCATTTAGGCTTACCGCCACTGTTGTACAGTGTCGGTAAGTCTTTCTTCTTCTCATTTGAAGAAGAAATCGAAGCAGGACTTCTCTAGAGGAGCCTTGCTCGATGAGGGCGCACCAGGTCTCGACCTGGCCCGCTCCCTGGCGATAAGACGCTGCCTATGCAGCTCTCCGTTCGCTTTTAGTCGCGACAGGTTCCACATGGAAACCGCCGCTTCTATGCGCCTTTTCTCCTCCGCTTCACGGAGGAGTTGAGCGTTCGCTTCGATGGCAATACTACGCCTTCGAAGCATCGCCTGCAGTTCCACTGATTTCAGTGTAAATGCACGGGCGGCCTGCGGCTGGAAAGCCGTAGGCCGTATTGGCTGGCCCGGAGCCTTGTAGGAAACGGGTTGCCTTTTCTCCAGGTTCTTAAACGTCCAGTTTGAGAACCGGGGGTCGATTTTTTCGACGTTTCGTTTCACCTCAACGAGTTGGGGCTTAATGAATTCGTAAGGGGCGCTGATAGCTTCAGCTTCTCCTGACGTTTTGAAATTCGTCTCACTTTCGTAAGCGAGCCGGTTCAATTCCGCCTCATGGCCTAGGCCTGGCGGGAGGGAAGTTTCAGCAAGCTTACTGACGCTTCCCTCAACTGACGGAATGAAGGTTCCGTCAAAAGAAGAGGAAGAGAAATCTTTGATGTACTCCTTCACTTCGCTAGACTCCATTGGGAAAACTTTCTCAATGAAGCTAGTTGACGCATATGATGCGCCAATGGTTCTCGTCATGATATTAACCAGATGAAGAACCACTTTCGTCAGAGGGTCTCCCATTAGGACCCCTCGGCGAAGTGTGACGAACCTCGGACTCCTAAAGGGAGAGGGCTTCGTCCATTCTTGGCCGTACGATGACATTGGTCCGTAGGCTTCGAATACGATTTCCCGAGGAACGTAGCACGTTCCCCGGACAATCGCCTGGAGCAAAGGCGGGATTCCGCACTTGTGCATCCAATAGTTTCCAAGCATTGAGGCGACCTCATGATGGAGACTATCTGTGGCTTCCTCGAAATCTGTCGAGGAATTCCACAGCTCGCGATAGCGCTTCGTAACAACGTAGCTTCCATCGCTCATGCGCTCAACGGACTTTCCAGCCTCGTTGAACACATAGTCTTTCCCTTCTGCGGTCCACGCAGATTTGAAGGAATTCCAGGCGTGACTTGACTTTGACATGCCACTCCTGGAGGACGAGATTTTGCTCATGGGATATGAACAAATCTTGTTAACGACGTCCAGTACTATTTTTAGTGCTGCACTCGCTTTTGTGACCGTCCGAGCCTTTCCAGGCTCGGAGACCATAACCAAAGCGGCCTGCCGGATCTCCGACGGGTCGTTTTTGAGAACGATGTCTAGGCAAGTCCAGAAGACATACGTTCCGGCTGTTGTATCCGAGAGTTTAAGCTCCTCGGTAACAGCACCAGTGAAAAGGTCGCGTACGTAACACGACTTTCCAACTGAACCTAGGTGGACCAGCTCGCTGATCGCATCTAGAGTTCCACCGTCTGCTTGGGTCTTTTCCCAGCAAGCGTTGGCATTAAGTGTCACCCGAGCTTTCGTATCGAGCCCGGTGAACACTTCCGGCGATAGGGAGTCATCGAACTCCTTTATTGCCGCGCGCAGGACCATTTTCTCAGTATCTGTGAGTGGTTCCGGCGCTTCAGACACAGTCTTAAGGAATTTCCTCTTCGACTGCATCTTGACCAACGCCGGGGGCTGTCCAGCTCCTCGGCTTTGGCATAAAACCGCGTCAACATGCAAAAGTTGAAACGGTTTTTCATAGCATCTCGTGTACTTCCAAATCGGAAGCCACGAGCGCAACCATTCCGGCACCAGTTTATTGGCTGTTTGCCGGTCTGCTAAGAGGGCCTCTAGCACATTCATGTTAGAGGTCTTCTTGAAGGTTTTCCGCGCCTCTTTGAGCTCGGAAAATCTGGTGTGAACGTCGTGATACACATCACGTACGTCCCCATCGTAGAATTCGTCTCCTATCAAGCAAGACAAATTCTTCAAAGTGAACAAGTCGAATTTTCGCCATGTCCACTTTTCTTCAGGCACCGCCGTAAAACGTTGCATGAAGATTCCGTCGACTGTCTTGAGAAGCTCAAGCAGTCTCACGGCTCTACCCTTCTCGGAGCGTAACTCCGAAGTCGCGTAGACGTTGGCATTCGGTCCCCATAACGGGTCCCCTTTGCCTTGCAGTAGTGCTAGAAGCCTCGCCTCTAGCATTGCTGCCCACTTACGCACGCGGAAAACATTTCCCGCGTGGTGAGTTACTCC